TGCTTCCTGCACCCGGGCCAGGTCTACTCGCTGCGCACCGACACCACGTCGATGGAGTGGGCTGACATCCAGAAGGCGGCGATGATGGGCGGGGACGTGAAGAACAACCCGCTCTTCACTGGCGCGCTGGGCGTCTACAACGGCGTGATCCTGCACGAATCGACGCGGGTTCCGAAGGGCCAGAACAGCACCACGCTGGTCGAAGTGGCGAACACTCGCCGCGCAATCCTGTGCGGCGCGCAGGCGGCGACGATGGCCTTCGGGCAAGGCGGCAGCGAGAACAAGTTTTCGTGGACGGAAGAACTGTTCGACTACGAGAACCAACTTGGCGTTGCCGCGGGCACGATTGCCGGGCTGAAGAAGACCATCTTCAACAGCAAGGACTTCGGGTCCATCGTCATCTCGTCCTACAGCCTCTACTAAGGAGAGACAGACATGGCAACCTACCAGCCCACCACCAAAGTCGGCAGCAATGCCGAATACGTCGGCGGCGGCGTCAACTCCGTTGGCGCCATCTGGGACATCCCGTCGATCACGTTGGGCACGGCCGATGTCCTGGCCGGGCCGACACTGCCCAAGAACGCCCGCGTTCTGGCAGTCACGCTGTTCGCCAACGACTGCGATACCGGCACCTCGCTGACGCTCGATGTCGGCGACTCGGCGGACGACAACCGGCTCATCACCGGAGCGACGATCGGTCAGGCGGGCGGCGTATCGACTGCGCTGGTGGTCACCACCGGGATGAACTGGAAGACCACCGCGGCGACGCGGATTGATGTCACCCCGCAGGCGGCATCGGCCGGCAGCGCCAGCACCACGCAGATGGTGGGTCTGAAGATCGACTACATCATCGAAGAGGAATTGGCCTAAGAGCCAAGGGACGGGGGCCGGTTCGCCGGCCCTCTCCCGCTACCGTATGCGACGCAGACAAATCCTGGGGGCGGTGAGTGGGAACCTACAGCGACCTGCAGTCCCAGATAGCGACCGAGCTTGCGCGGACAGACCTGACCGCGCCGATTCAGACGGCGATTCTGGCCGCAATCAGGCACTACCAGCGCCGACTATCTCTGTTTGGCCAAAGCACGCAAAGCATCAGCACCGTAGCCGGCACCGCTGAGTACGCGCTTTCGTCCGACTTTCTGGCTATCGACTTCGTGCAGATTGCGAGCACGAACGGCACTTACACGCTCGACCCCGAGCTTTACGACGTGCTGGCCGCGCTGGACATCACCGGCCTGCGCAGCGAGCCCGATCGGTACGCCTACCGCAACTACAAGCTGCGGCTCTATCCGATCCCCGACGCGGTATACATCGTGACGGTCTACTACTGGCAGGCGCTGGCCGCGCCCACCGGGGCATCGGACTCTACCGGGTGGACCAATGACCTGCTCGACCTGATCCGGCATCGGGCCAAGGTTGACTTGGCGGCCAATACGCTGCGTGATGACCAGGGCGCTGCGGTGTATCGCGCGGCCGAGGTCGACACGCTCGACGGCGTCATCCTGCAGCGCGATCGGGCGTTGAGCCTGGGCCGCGTGGTGCCGACCGAGTTCTGACGTGGCGCAATTCCTGCAACTGGCAGGCTTCGTGCCCGATGCGGACCCAACCACGCCGGGCGTGCTGCTGGACTGCAATGGCTGGATCCCAAGCCAGAAGGGCATGCGCACGGCCTACGGGGCGTCCGACGCCGGCTACGCCGCGCTTGGCGCGACCTGCACCGGGTTCTACTTCTCGCGCCTGACCGACGGCACGGCGAAGTGCTATGCCGGCACGGCGACGGGACTGTTCGAGCTCTCCGGTACGACGTGGACCGATCGTGACGGCGGGGCCTCGCTGACCAGCGGCGTGAACTGGCGCTTTGCCACGTTGGGCAACGTCACCTACGCCAGCAATATCTACAACAAGATCCTGAAGGCGACCACGGCCGAGTTCTCGTCGGTGACCGAGGCGCCCAAGGCAGCGCTGTTGGCGACCTCGTTCGGGTTCCTGATCGCGGCCAATTACGACGACGGCACGGCAACGCCAGATGGCGTCTATTGGTCGGCGCAGTTCAACGCCGATGATTGGACGGCTGACGTGGCGACCCAGTGCGGCTTCACCCGCCTGCTCGACACGCCGGGCGAGATCACGGCCCTGCGGACCATCAACGAGCAGGTGGTCGCGTACAAGCAGCGCTCCATGTATCTGGGCGTCTATCAGGGGCAGGGCCCGTACTTCTGGGTCTACCGGCTGCTCTCGGCCGACATCGGCGCGGTCAGCCAGGAGTCGGTGGTCGATGTCGGTTACGCGCACTTCTTCGTCGGCTACAACGACCTGTGGATGTTCAACGGCTCGGTGCCGCAGAGCATTGGTGCTGGCGTGCGGGAGTGGTTCTTCCGCGATGTCGATCGGGCCAACCTGTCCAAGATCCAGGGCCTGTATGACCGCGATCACGGGCTGGTGTACTGGTTCTATCCGGTGCCTGGCGGGGCGGGGGCGCTGACCAAGTTCATCGTCTACAACGTGATGACGCAGCGCTGGGGCGCGGGCTCGCTGGCAATCGAGTGGGCGGCCGAGGCGCTGACGCCGACCACGACGTGGGACAGTTGGGCCGGCACGTCGACCTGGGATGCGCTGTACACGGCCACCTCGACGTGGGACATCGGCACGCTGGCCACGGCGCGTCCCTATCCGGCAGTGATGACCACTGAGCACAAACTGGCCTATCTGTCTGGCGTGTCGGGGAGCTCGAGCTTCACCACGGGTCGGGTGGGCACTGAGGATCAGGTGGCGTTGTTGCGCCGGGTGGCGCCGCGATGGCTGACTGCACCAACGTCGGCGACGCTGATCAACTACTACACCATGACGCCGGGCAGTGCCTTGACCGAGGGCGCGACCACGGCGATGAACACGCAGAAGCGGTTCGACCTGTTGCGTTCTGCGCGCTGGCACGCGGTGGCGATGCAGACGACGGGCACGGCCGAACTGGCCGGGATCACGGTGGACGCGGTGCCGCAGGGGCGCGAATGAGACGCCTGAACGAAATGATCGTGCTGCCGCTGGCCTTTGGCGCGGACATGGCGCGGCACTTGACCGAGGTTCTGCGCGACATGGCGCGCACGGTCAACAGCATGCTGACCGGCGACGTGGTGGTCAACGGTACGCTGCAGGTGGGCGGGGCAGCCAATCATGCCCAGTTCGAGGCCGATGGCACGCTGGTGTTTGAAGGCGATGCCACGGTGTGGGATGACTTGCTGGGCGCCGCAGTCAACCTGCAGCAGTCAGGCCCGGGCGTCAGCAGCAACCTGGCCGAAAATCAGGTTGAGTTCACGACTGCGGCGAACCTGAGCGATTACCTGCTCGACTCGCAGCAGTTGAGTCACGCTTGGGATGGCGGGGTCATCTACCCGCACCTGCATGCGTGGCAAACCACGTCGGCGGCGCCGAATTGGCTGCTGCAGTATCGCTGGCAGAAGATGAATGCTGCCAAGGTGACGGCGTGGACTAACCTGAAGTGCAACACGGCGGTCTTCACCTACCCCGGCAGCGGCACGTTCCATCAGTTGTTCACCACGGCTGCGGGCATTACGCCCCCGACCGGAGCCGGGATCAGCGACATCATTCAATACCGCATTCTGCGCGACAACGCCAATACCAGCGGCGTGTTTGCCGGCGCGGATCCGGTCGCAGCGACGGCGGCAGTGAGCAGCTTCGACACGCACATCGCGAAGAACACGCTGGGCAGCAGGTCGATAACCACGAAGTGAGGCATGCATGGGCGTACCTACCGCGCGCACTGATCTCTCGGCCACCGCGGCCAGCAATTCGCCGGCCGGTGCGGACACGATCGGCTCCAGCACCGGGCCCGACGACTACCTGCGCGCTCATGCGTCGCTGATCCGCGCCAACTACGACGACATCCTGCTGCGGGCGACGCTGGCGAGTCCGTTCTTCACCGGCACGGTGAACCTGTCCGACGCCAATCTGGCGATCAGCGGTTCGGCCAAGCGCATCACTGCGGACCTGTCGGCGTCCACGGTGGCCAACCGGACGATGGTGCAGACCAGCATCAGCAATGGCTCGAGCAACCTGGGGATCATCCCCAACGGGACCAGCACCACGGCGTCGTTCCAGGTCTTTGGCGATCCCGACGCGACCGACTGCGTGCGCGGCATCTTCGGCTGCTTCACCGCCAGCGAGGTGACGGTCGAGTCGGGCATCACCGGCACTGCCACCTATGTGCCGATGCTGTTCAAGGTATCCGGGGCGACGCAGTGGGGCATCGAAATCGACGGCCGCGTCTACGGGACCAACTTGCACAACGTCGGCACGGTGACCGGCACTGCCAAGCAATACTTGGCCAGCGGCACGTTCACGCCGACGGCCGAGGCCAGCACCAACGTGACCAGTTGCGACTCGGTGGCCGGCGGCAAGTGGTCGCGCGTCGGCAACGTGGTCAGCGTGACCGGAACGGCGACGGTGACGCCGACGGCCGGGTCGGGTGCGGACACGATCTTCTACCTCACCATCCCGATCGCGTCTGACTTCACCGAAACCTACCACGCTTGCGGGGTGATGGTCGGGCAGGACACGGGGTCGAACACGTCGACCAATACCGGCACCGTGTCTGCGGACACGACCAACAATCGCGTGCTGCTGCGCTTTCGCAACAATGCCGGGTCGGCGATCGTGGTCCGCTACTCGTACCAGTACGAGATTCTGTGATGCTGCGCTTCATTCCCGTTTCGCAGTTGTCGCGAGTGTGGCCGGTGGTGCGACAGCACATCCAGCACGCGAACGACAAGCTAGGGGAGAGGAACACGCCCGAGGAGATCTACTATGCGCTGCGGCAGGGCATGGCGGGACTGTACTTGGCGGGCGACGGTGCAGGCGTCTTTATCGCGCAGAAGGTGGTGGAGCTTGACGGTACGACGAGTTGCTTCATCTGGCTTGCCGTTGGTCCGATGCGCGATCAAGTGCTCGAGTTGCAAAGGCAGTTGGAAGGTATCGCCCGAATGATCGGCGCAAAGCGGTTGCGGATGCGCAGTCCGCGCAAGGGCTGGGAGCGGGCCACGCAAGGGTATTGGCGAGTGGCCGAGACGCTGTACGAACACAACCTGGAAACGAACCATGAATATGATCCACTTCCTGCTCTCGATCCTGCGCTGGCCGCTTAGGTTTGGCATCGGCGGCGGTGGCGGCTCCGGCTCCAACGTAACGGAGTGGAAGCCGCTCGAGGAGTTGCGCCCGTACCACCAGCAGGTAGTGAGCAATGCCGCAGAACTGGCCTCGCAGCCGTTCGAGCCCTATCCGTACAACCGGGTAGCGGACATGAACAGCACGCAACTGGAGGGGCTCCAGTACGCCGCTGACCTGTCGCGGAGCGGAAGCCCGGCCACGGCAGCCGCGGGCAACATGACGCTGAACACGCTGACGGGTGGGTACAAGAACCCGTTCGCAACCGGCACCACGGCGGTTGGGCAGAACGACTTCATGGGCATCAACAACCCCTACCTGCGCGGGATGATCCAGAGCGGGCAGGAGGATCTGGCCAAGGCGTACCGTTTCGGCACCGCACCGCAGAACGATGCGATGGCTGCGCTCAGTCGCAACTACGGTGGATCCGCGCACCAGCAGGCCACGCAGATGAACCAGGACCAACTGCTGAAGGCGCTGCAGGGAGTGGAGAGTAACTACGGCAACATGGCCTACCAGCAGAGCGCCGGGCTGGCTGAGTCGGCGCTTGACCGTGGCGTGCAGGCGCAGCAGGCCGATCGGGCGAGTGCGAGCGGGGCCTGGGAGTCGGAGCGGGCCCGGCAGATGGCCAGTGTGCCGCAAGCGCTGGGGCTGTACCAGAACGACCTCAACAGCGCCAAGACGCTGACCGGGGTGGGCGACGCGCTGCA